TCAACCATTATGCGTGTCGTTGAAGACCAGCCGTTCGTGGAACGTATATCGCCCTTTGATGTGTTTGTTGATCCAGCAGCTACTTGCATGGAAGACGCTAAATGGATCGCACAAAGACTTGTGCGTCCATTAGAAGAAGCCCAAGCAGATCAAAGGTATAAACCTTCTGCAAGGAAACGTCTTTCAGCCGATGGTGGATACACCAATTCAAGGGATTACTCGGATAACCGAAATGAATTTCTTGGAGATCAGGTAACTATCTGGGAATTCTATGATATTTCTGCGAATACGCTGGCAGTGTACGCAGAGAACTCAAACGAGTTTCTTATCGACCCTCTCGCCATGCCTTACCCGTATGGACAGCCGTTTGTAATGCTTCGCAATTACGACGTTCCCGACCGTTTTTATCCAATCGGAGATTTGGAATCAATCGAGTCGCTGCAACTTGAGTTAGATAAAACTCGCTCGCAGCTTATGAACGACAGAAAGCGCTATGCGAGAAAATATCTCTATCATGAACGCTCCTTCGGTCCTGAAGGCAGAGAAGCTCTCGAATCCGATGAAGATGGCCGACTGGTCCCCGTTGTGGACGAAAACAAGCCACTTCAGGACGTTGTTGTTCCGATGCCTCAAGTCCCCGTAAGTCCAGAGATTTACAATTATTCAAACATCATAGAAAACGACATCAATACAGTTAGCGGCATATCCGAATATGCCCGTGGCGCTATGCCCGAGATACGGCGTACCGCCACAGAAGCCAGCATTATTGCGGATGCTCAGAATGCTAGAGCAGCGGACAAATTAGCGATTGTTGAAATAGCGATTTCAGCAGTCGCTCGTCGTGTAATTCAACTCATGCAACAATTCATGACTGGTGAACACATGGCTCGGGTTTCAGGTAAAGGGCAAGATCTCTTTATTGAATATAACCGTGAAGATATCGTGGGAGAATACGATTTCTCAGTTCAAGCAGGCTCAACTCAGCCGATGAACGAAACCATTCGGAAGCAGCAGGCAATCAGTTTGATGAATGCTGTGGCCCCACTTGTGGGAACGGTAATCGACCCCCAAGCGCTCGCTGTTCATGTGTTGGAATCAGGTTTCGGGATCAAAGACCCCGAAAAGTTCCTGATTCAACAACCAGATCAGCAAACAATGGCGGCAGAAGAACAACTTCCGCCAGAAGACCCTGCTGCGGCAAGTATGCCTCCCATGATGGGAGGAGCACCTATGCCTCCAGCAGAAGGAGGCGCTTTTGCGCCAACTGGTGGAGTCCCACCAGAGCTTCTAGCCCAGTTGCAAGGACAAATGGGAATGGAACTCCCTGCTTTGTAAATGGGACACGGCTATATTCTTATAGGAGCAACTCATTGAAGACTCCTAGGAGGGGCTAGTGCCCGAAGAAACAGAAGTTATGACGGAATCCACAGAACCTGTGGACAATCTTGAAGCTTCAGACCATATTGAAGTTGATGAAGGACCTGCAGTAGACGAGCCAACGTACACCGTAAAGGTGGACGGCGAGGAAATGCAGATACCCGAAAGTGAACTTTTGAACGGATATCAGCGTCAAGCGGATTACACCCGTAAAACGCAAGAGATATCCGCAGAACGTGAACGCTTGCAACAAGCCGAAGCGATTGTATCCGCCTTAGAATCAAACCCAGAAGAAACATTAAAGGTTTTAGCTAGATCTTTTGATTTGGACACTCCTACCGCTACCGCACAGGAACCCGACGAGTGGGAAGAAGAAGACCCCACAGCTAAAAGATTGGCTCATCTAGAGCAGAAAATCGAAAAGCAAGAAGCAGCAGCACGTCAAACCGCTATAGAAAACGAGGTCCAAAAGCTGCAAGAGAGGTACGGAGAATTTGATTCTCGCGAACTTCTCAATCATGCGTTAAAGAATCAAATACCTAATCTTGAAGCGGCATACACCCACTGGCAATTTAACGACGTTAAAACGACAGCGGACAAACTGCAGAAAGAACAGGAAATTACGAATCAGAAACGTGAGGCGGCTGTTGTTACTCCAGGTGGGTCAACCCAATCGGGAACCCAACCAAAGCCTGAAGGTAAGGCTGGCAGTATCAGGGAAGCGTTTGAATTGGCAAAAAAACAATTAAGCACTTAACCTTTTAGGAGAAATAACAAATGGCTGGGAACAGCAATTTCGATGAGATTCTGACTACGACTCTCAATAACTACGTCCCTAAACTGGTTGACAATATCTTTAGTGCCCGTCCGCTCTTCTATGCGTTGACAAACTCGTCAACAATGCGAACAGTTTCGGGTGGTGCAAAGATCGTTGTACCAATCATTTATGGCACCAACTCAACCGCTGGTTCATACAGCGGCACCGACACTATTTCCACGACTGCTCAAACAGGCATTTCGGCTGCTGAGTACGACTGGGGACAGTACGCTGCCACCGTAACAATCAACGGCATGGAAGAAGCCAAAAACAACGGCGAAGCTCAAATCATTGACCTTCTCGAAGGCAAAATCTTCCAGACCCAAGAAACCATCATTGAGAACATGAACACCATGTTCCACGCAGATGGTTCTGGCAACAGCAACAAAGACTGGGAAGGAATCGCAGCACTTGTTGATTCCACTGGAACTGTTGGAAACATTGACCCCACAGATACAGACAACGACTTCTGGGCTTCTAGCGAAACTGCAGTCGGTGGCGCATTAACCACCGCTGCAATGGCAACCATGTACAACAACGTTTCAGTTGGCAATGATCAACCAACGATCATTCTTACAACTCAAACGCTTTATGAGAAGTATGAAACCCTTCTTACGTCAAACATTCGGTATACAGATACCGACATGGCAGACGCTGGGTTCCAGAACCTCATGTTCAAGGGTGCGCCCGTAACATTTGATGGTGCTAACGCTTCAGGAGTTGTTTACTTCCTGAACACCAAGTACCTCCAACTAGTACGGCACTCGGATGTTTGGTTCAAGCCAACTCCGTTCGTGCGTCCTACAAACCAGGATGCTGTGTTCTCACAGATCCTTTGCTACGGACAGCTAACCTGCTCCAACCGAGCGCGACAAGGTAAGCTAACAGGCGCAACCGCCTAATAGCTCCACAATGATGGGGTGAGGGCGCTTTGCCCTCACCCCATCCAGTATTCTGAGGATTTATGGGTAGAGAACTAGCAATAGGGTACGGAACAAACCGAAGAGCATACGGAGATCCAGGCGAAGGCTATTCGCAGCCTGTTTCCCGTGATCGATACTTTGGTGGACGAAACGTGAGAACAGTTCACGCTGATCTTCCACACGAAGAACCACAATCTTCTTGTTCTGCTACTACGAAAGCTGGTGACCCATGCAAAGCTCGCCCTGCAGAGGGCGAAGACCTTTGCTCTTTCCATAAGGAGTAGCGGTGAACATAGGAGACATGCGTTCTTATATTAGAAGCATCGTTGAAATTGATAGCAGCGATATCTCTGATGACGTATTAAACCGCTTCTTAGGGGAAGGCTACGATCAAATTGTTTACAGCGAAAAACGTTGGCCTTGGTATGAAGCTTCTACCACTTTCGACACAGTTGCTTCTACCTCTGACTACACACTTGCTACCGTTGGTGCCTCTCTTACTAATGGGCTAAGAGAAGTTCAAGCTTTACGCACAGACGACCATGTGCTCACATTCCTTGGTCGAGATGACGGTGACATTGTTTACCCGTTGAACTCTGCAGGTAACGGGGATGTCTATTACTGGAGTTTTTGGGCCGACAAAGTTCGGTTGTATCCAACTCCTTCTTCTGCCCAAACTATTTATGTAAGGGGATACAGTAACCCGACTGCGTTTGGCGCAGGTTCGTTGGATTCGGTTTCTCCAAGCGATTTTCCTGAACCTTTCCATATTGTGATTGCGACGTATGGAATTAGCCGAGCATATGAACAGCAAGAGGATTTAGAAATGGCTTCCTCTTACATGAATGGGTTCATTAGAGAGCTAGATAATTTACGAGCACGTCATTTAGACGTTCCTGCTCCTCAGCCCCTTGTTCTTAACGACAGAAATGCTTCAAGGTGGCGCTCTCAGAGCGTAATGCCCGACCGACTTCGATATAGCTGGGAATAAGCATGTCTAAACGTGCTGGGTTCAAACTAGAAATGCTAGAAAATTTCAGTGGTGGTTTGAATCTGCGTTCGGATCAATTCAATCTTGCTCCAAATGAAAGCCCTGAAATGCTAAATGTTGATGTTGACCCTCGTGGGGGCATCAAAATGCGTTTGGGTGTTGTAAAAAGAAATTCAACAGTCCTTTCAGACAGAGTTACAGGATTAGGGCAGTTCACTCCCGATGGAGGAACCGCCCGAGTTATTTGTTCGTATGGAACCACTGTTGCTGAATCAGCTAACGGTGGTTCTGGGGACTTCACCACAATGAATGGTGTTTCCGTTACCGATGGTGACCGTTTGTATGGGCAAACAACTAATAACAAGTTTTATGGAGTTTCGGGAGATGCTGCGTCGTTTGTTTACGATGGAACAACTGCTTCAAACCTTGCGTCGAATATCAACGGTTCAGCAGGAAATTACCCTATAGCAAAGTACACCTGTCATTGGAATAACTTTGCTTGGGTAGGTCACACTAAAGAAAGTGGCACTGCACATGCCAATCGTGTCAGATGGTCCAAAATTGATGACCCTGAATCTTGGCAAGATTATGACTACATAGATGTGAATGTGGGAGAACGAGGAGATGAAGTATCTGGGATGGTCCCTTATGCTGATCGTCTTCTGATTTTCAAAACAAATAGCGTGCATGCGCTATTTGGTAGCAGCAGTCAATCTTTTCAGCTAGTTCCGCTTTCCCAAGATGTTGGCTCTGTGAGTATGTCTTCTCCTGTTTCCACTCCTTATGGAGTGTTTTTCTGGTATGACCGTCAAGGAGTTTGGGTATACAACGGGGAACGGTTTGTTTGGGTGTTTGAGAAGTTGCAGCCAGCCATTGATGATGGCAGGTTGCAATTTACTAATCCTCCACAGCTTGCTTGGTTTAAGAACAGGCTTTACGTTTCTGTTGATTGGTCTGACACTTCTGAGCTTCTTACAACTCGTCGTGTTCTTGTTTATGATCCGACGTTGGGTTCGGGTGGGGCTTGGACAATGACTGATATAGATGCAAACGCGATGTTGACGTTTGCACCGCCTAACGATGAGCAGGAACTACTTGGCGCTTGCCATACGAACAGCGGACGAGTTATTCACTTAGAACAAGAACGTCAAAGTGATTTCTATGGGACTGAAACTTCCCATATCGATAGTTCATATACAACTAGTTGGCTTGTGGGGAAGAACCCGATTGTTCGTAAACGGTGGGGAAAGCCTCGTATTGTTACGTCATCTGATTCAACTGTTGCTTTAACCGCAAAGTTGTATACCGATTACGACACTGCGAATTTTAAGAAGTCTATGCCGTTTGGTGTTCAAACAAGTGGTGCGGTTTCTTCGACTTGGGCTTCTGGTCCTGGTCCTACTGGGGGTACAGGTGTTTGGGATTCTGGTGTTTGGGCTGGTGAGCCAAACACCATCATTACTCAAATTGAACGTTTGCCTACTCTTGGGACAGCAAAGGCTATACAAATGAAGGTCGAAGGTCCCACTAATGATGAGGCTTGGGAAGTAAACGCTATGGCATTTACTTATCTACATAGGAGATTGCGTTAATGGCAACTTTTACTGCACCAAATGTCGCTGTAGCAGGTAACGCCATTGTTGCCAGTGAGCACAACACTAACTGGACGTATTTGAAGAACTGGTTAGAGGGTGTTCCTGGGCAAACAGCTACTTATCCTGGGGTAATTCAGGGTGCTGGTGGAACAATTAGTGGTGATCTTGCTGTTAATGGTGCTCTCACAGCAGGTTCTTATAGTTCAACTGGAACTTTGTCCAGCACAGGAACTGTTTCTCTTGGAGCGACAGATCATCTGTATTTGAATACCACGCAACATAGCGTTATTGGTTTGAGTACTGGTACTGATATCAATGCTGAAACTGCTGGAAGTTTCTTAAAGGATCTGAACTATCGAGCGAACTTCACAAGTGCTGGTCCTGGCAATAACACTCATCAGCTTTCTTATGGTTCAGATATAGCCAGCGGTGCTTATGCTGGCAATTATTTGTCTGAGAGTCACCGTTATTCGGTGTACTCTCGTCGTGCTGGGGAAGGGTACACAGGACCGTATGATGGTCGTCCTGCTTCCGAATATCGTCTAGTTGTCAACGGTTCTATGGCGATCCGTGGTGACATTATTGGGTACACAAGCTTTAACGAAAGCGTGCCTGGAACTTCGCAAGATTATTTGCTTGGTGAAGGTACTCGTATTAATTGCCAGTGGTTGAATGTCGCATCAAATATTGACGTAAATGGTTACATCAGAGTGATGACCAAATACGATTACGCCAACTTGTTTATGGGCAATGACTACGATCACCCTGGTGAAGATTATCTTCAATGGAACGATAATATTCATTCAAGTCAACCTGGGTTTGCGTTTCACATAAACGGCACTTCTGCTACAAACATGAGTGGTCGTGTTCTTTCTATCTCGAAAGATTCGAGCAACTATGTGGATGTTCGTGCTCCTGTAGGCCAATATCCTGCATCGACAGGACCAACTACTGCTGGTTGGCCGACGATCTCAGGAACCACAGCGAATATTGACACAGGCACTCAACGCCTTGGGGTTGCTTCTTCTTCTATCCGTTTCAAAGAAGACGTAGAAGATTTAGGAACAGAAGAGAACTGGGACAAATTGCGTTCGTTGAAGCCACGCACGTTCCGCTGGAACCGTGAAGTAGCTGATCGCTCTAGCTTGGATTATGAAACTCAGATCCCAGAGCCAGGGTTTATCGCTGAGGAAGTTCACGAAGTGGCACCTGATATGACATTGTACGATGAGAATGGTGACCCGATTGTGTATCGAGAGAAGTCGATGCTTGCGATGCTAGTTAAAGCAGTGCAAGACATTGACGAGCGTTTGGGGGCGCTTGAATAATGGCAACAGGTACCACGTATACCAGTGACGTAGGTGGGGGCACAAACCTCATTTCCTATGCTGACGGTTTCCGTTATCAGGGAACGTGGTCTTCTGGCGTGTCCTACTCTGTTGGTGATGTTGTTGAATACAGCAGCGGTTCCTATGTTTGCAGATCAGCTAATCAAGGTAATACCCCAACTTCGGGCAGCACATATTGGCAAGTAATATCTCAAGCTGGTACTGCTGGCGGTCCTGGCCCAGCAGGAGCGGCAGGACCCCAGGGGTCGTCTGGCCCCACGGGTCCAGCAGGCGCAACTGTTCTTAACGGAATAGGTGATCCGCAAGGAGTTACTGGTCAAGACGGCGACTTCTATTTGAATGTATCCAATAACTATTTCTTTGGACCTAAAGCCAACGGCGTTTGGCCTGTTGGGTTTAGTTTGATTGGCCCGAATGGGCCACAGGGTTCAACGGGGCCGACGGGGCCGACGGGACCTGTTGGCCCACCTGGAGGTCCCCCAGGGCCGACAGGGCCCACGGGTCCCACGGGGAGTACAGGTCCAGCGGGTCAAGCAGCGGGAACCGTAAATGGTGGTGTTGCTGAGTCAAATACAAATGGAGATTATGGAGGCGTCACACCTATTGACGCAGGAGGGCCAACGTAGTGCCTATTCAGATTCAATTCCGCCGAGGAACCCATGCTCAGTGGACGGCTGCTGACCCCGTTTTAGCTGACGGTGAAATGGCTATCCAAACTGACGCTGGTGGCGGTCAACCAGCCATGACCTTAAAGATAGGTGATGGTACTACGGCTTGGAGTTCGCTGGCTTACGGCGGACTTGTGGGCCCGACTGGACCGACTGGTCCTCACGGAACTTCTGTCAATAACCTTGACGGGGGCGAAGCGGCAACTAACTATGGAGGCATCGGGGCTACGGCTACTGGTGGCAACGCACAAGGAATATAAATGGCTGTACAGATACAACTTCGACGAGATACCAGCACGAACTGGACCTCTGCTAACCCTACGCTCGCTCTTGGTGAGCTTGGGTTAGAAACTGATGGATACAAGTACAAGATTGGTGACGGCGCTACTGCGTGGACCTCTTTAGGTTACGCAGAGCTAGCTGGCACTGACATATTCACGATTAATGAGCAGACAGGTACCGCTTATACGTTGACTGGTGGGGACGCTGGCAAGCTTATTAAGATGACGAATGCTGCGGCGAACACCTTAACGGTGCCGCCAAGTTCGAGCGTCAACTTTGATATTGGAACAACAATCAATGTTGTCCAATATGGTGCTGGTCAAACAACTTTGACGGCTGGTGCTGGTGTAACCATCTACTCGTACAACAGTGCGTTGAACATTACTGGTCAGTACGGTCAAGCTGTTTTAACGAAGTGTGCGACTGATACTTGGATTGCGGCAGGACTTCTGAGCTAATGGCTGGTGTAACGACTGCTGCTAGGGCTGGTTGGGGGATTATTGCTTCTTCGGAAGCAATGAACCCCAAAACTCAAGGTGGTTATTTGAACAACGATAACTCCCCTTATGGTTCTTTCACAATTTCAAGTATTCCGACTACGAACTGGCGAGATCTAGAAATTTGTTTCCTTAAAGGGAATCAAAACAGTTGGACTGACTCTTGGTATTTCTGGTGGAACAACAACTCTGGCCTTAGTAACTCCTCTTATTGGTATCGGGGTCACTCAACTGGGACTAGCTACGGCTACAACTCTCAGTCTTCTTCTTATATGTATCCTTCTAGTTACTCTAATTACGGTCATTTCTGTCGCATATATGTCGCTAACTATTCCAGCAACACGAACAATAAAGCTTGGTGGTCACAGGCTTCATACATGAACGGAGTCGCTACAAGTTATGGAACCCTGGAGTTCAATTCGGGAGTACTGAATACTGCTGATCCTATTACTTCGTTTCATACATCAGATTCGTGGAACAGCGGCAGTAGCTCTTACCAGTGGTGGCAGATAGTTGGTCGAGGAGTTAAACAATAATGGCCCTTAAAAGCAAATTTTATGAACTTGGTCATGTTTCAACTGATTCATCTGACACGGTTCAGCATTTAACTATTGAGGGTTTGAATACTGATTACGCCATGTTTTCAATCGTGTTCAGCGGTGCACTTAAAATGCCTACCACTGACGAAAGTTCTCTTAACTATTCGTGGCAGTTTGGTCCGACTGTTGAAATGCAAGGGGCTTGGGCTGGTGGACCGAATGCTTCTGCGGCGAAGTATCGAAACATGATGGTCGAGTGGATGCCAAGTGTCGGAAACTCCACAGTTCGATTAGGTAACGGTCGCGAATCATACGTTACGACTAGTTACGGCAGTTTCCCTAGATGGTATTACGTCACTGCTGCCTGGGATTTCAGTGAACGAATGGTGATGGAAGGTACTTGTATTCTTCCTGGGGATGACAGCATGAAAGTTATCGTTTGGAACGGCGGTGGAGTTCAGCCTGGTAGCCCAAGCATGTATGGTAACTATGGTTCGGCTCGTTGGATGGCTTACACCAAACTTGATTGCCAACTTGCTGATTCTGCCCCAACTTCGATAGGTCCGATGAGCAGTATTCGCATTGGTGCTGGAACAACCACAAATGGTAACGCTTTTACTTTCCAACCGTATTCCAACCTCAGTGTTTATGGCATGGGCTGGACTGACAGTCACAGCAGCTAAAGGAATGAATTGATATGACAGATCAGAATTGGGTTTTAACAGCACAAGTGCACGTTCCTTATAGCAGCCCTGTCAACCAAGTCACGTTCCAAAACATACTTTCCCAAACTGCGACAGATGGAAACGGAAATGTTGCATCTTTGAACGCCGCTACCGCTCCTGTTGCCAGAGTGTTTTGTAAATACACGATTCACACTTCCTTCACTCTTGGTCAGTCAGACGCCTATTCATATCTGTATTCAACGAGTTCACATGATTACGCTCAGGAATGGAATGGCGGAAATCAAAACGGCACCGTGTATTCAAGTGGCAACGCCACAGGTACTGGTAACGCAGGCTATTACTCGACTGGTAGCTATTGGGGTTATGGCACTATGAAAAACCACTACAGCATGTATGCTTGGGGTGCTGCAGTAACTGATGCTGCAGGCGCAACTGTTCAACCTTATGACAGGCGCAGGCAGGGTGTGAACGTAGGGTGTTGGGAGTGGGGCAGTAACGGAAACTCTTACCCAGTTCATCAACACTGGACTATGTGTTGCACTGACGGTACTTCAGACGGTTCTGCTGCTACTGGTAACAGCGAGTGGGGGGCTTACGAAATGGGTTGCGGTGGACAAAACGGTTCTTACTCCACAGACAGTTTTTATTGGTATTGCGGTTACAGCGTCAGTGGCACTTGGCTGTTGTATCGCTCCACTAACGGGAATCTCCAAGTAAATGAATAAGGAATCATTATGAGTTTAAGAGAGCCGCCAATGATGGCAGCTATTTTTGATTGCGAAACTGGTGAGCAAACTATTCGTGAGTTCACCGAAGAAGAATATGCTGATTTCGATGAGCGACAAAAAGTAGCTGTTCAGAACGATGAAATAGAACAACAAAAACGTGCTGATGCTGCTTCTGGTCGCCAAAAGCTTTCCGATCTTGGGTTAAGCGAAGCTGAGGTTAATGCTCTTGTAGGACCTCCACCTCCTGAAGGTGCGCCAGATGTTGAGGCATCTGATCCAGCATGAGCGCTGACGTAGGTATCGAAGAAGTTATTGCTTCTTTAAGTGAGCGTGGGCAGCTTGAATGGGAAATCGCTTTAATGCGAGTTCACATCAAGCAGCTTGAGGACGCTCAATGTACTTGTGATTGTTGTTGTGGGACGACTCAAGATTAAATATAGGAGGAATCATGGCTTTCAGATTGCTTGACCACATGCCAGTTCCTGGCAAAAGCAAAAAAAATAGAGGGGTTACTCTTAATCCTGAAGTCATGTACAACCGTAAAGAGTACGGAGTTGGTGGTCCTAGTCGTGCTGGGTCTCGGGCAGAACGTAACCAGAGTGGTTATGCTGCTGCCGATCATGGTTCTTTTGGGGTGACCCCTAAACCTACTGCGGATTGGGCAACTATCGACGCTGCTTCTCTTGACCCGTTTCCACGAGGTGGAACGGTTACTCCCGAGTCGGCGGCTTTGTCTCAAGCCGCTTCTACGAATGCTCCTGGTTCTGCGGTTGGATCCTCTGATTCGAGTGGGTATTACGCACAGCCTTCTGTGGGTAATACCAATATTGGCACGTTTGGTACGTCTGCGGCTGATGAGTATTACTTCAATTTGATTGACGCTTTGAGCGGCAATCAATATAACCGTGAGCTTCTGGGTCAACAGTTAGCTTATGGTTTGGATACAGCCGAGAGGAATCGTATTCGTGGGGAGCGTCCTATTTGGGACAGGTTGAATCAGCGTGGCATTGTTAATAGTGGGATTAGGGATCGCACGCTGGGGGAGTATGAGTCTGATCAGTTGAGGGCGATTGGGGACATGCTTCGTCAGCATGATTTGCAGTCTCAGCGTCTTGATATTGGTGGGGATTTGGCTCAGGAGCAGCAGTATTACCGAAATGTTGATGCTGATGCGATTGCTGATGCTTTGAATGTTGCTGCTACTACAGCAAATATTTCTGATCCGAATGCGTTGAGGGCGAGTATTGCCCAGCAGATTCGGGCTATGGGCTAGGAGTTATCATGGTAAGAGTTTTTGGGGCTGATGGAGAAGAATCTCGGATAAGGACATTGCCTGGTACTGGGCGACTTGTTCCTGATGCCATACAAAAATTAGATTCAGTTTTGTCAGCGCCGAGAGATGCTATGGTCCAGACCACTCCTGCATTGGCCACTCAAATTAATCCAGGTCTTTTGCCTTCTTATTTGCAGCAAGCTCCATCAAATGCTCTTGATCCTTATGCACATGGTGGACCTGTTGAAGCACCTCGGGATAAGAAGGAGCCTGCTGTCAGCATGTCTGATATTGAGGATTGGCTTCTCGCTGACTCTGAGGGTGGAACGATGACTTGGGGAGAAGCTCTGAAAGAATTGGGTGCAGGCCCAGCCGCATTGGGGCGAGATTTCGGAAATGCTGTTTCTACTGGGGCTGATGCGGCTCAAGGGGCTGTTACAGGTGGTTTAGATGCTGTTGGTTCTCGGATAGAAGCTGCTGACAGGGTTCTTATAGGTGATGCTCCAGGGGAACTTCTTGATAATGCTTGGACGGGCAGTGTTCCTGGGGCGATGATAGCTAGTTTGTTGGGTTTGCAATCAGCGCAAGGGGACACTAGCGACATTCAGGCTCATGCTTTGTCTAATCCTGATATTTATTCAAATGAATATATTCAGATGTTGTTGAAGAAAAAGGATAAAACGCCTGCTGAGAAAGAAGCTCTTGTTGAGTATTTGATGAATGGTGGAATTAACCGTGGGAATGACATCATGGCTCCGCCAGAAATACTTTCTGGTCAGTATGATCCGTACAATCCTGAACATGATTTAGATGCTTTGCGTCAAGCCAATCGGAATCTTTCTGACAATAGGGCACCGTTAAATCCAGAACAACAGCGTTTAGCTGCAGAGCGTGCAGCGGCAGCGGATAGAGCAAGGGCTTTACGTGCAGACGATCCAATACGGGATCGTCCTTTGATTGGTCCAAATACTGTTCAGAACCATTTAGATGAACAAGCAGCTAGGGAAGCTGCTTATGCTGCTGCTCAGTTAGATGCGCTTTATCCTCTTTTGGAGGGTGGAAACGCTATGGGATTAGCGGAACAGTTAGCTGCTTCGGAACGAGGTTATGCTCAAGGTCGTTATAACGACTTAAGGACTTATTTAGATACTGAGCGTGCTAGGGCTGGTGCTCAATTTGATAGCGATGAAGAAGCTATTATCAATCAGCTTCAACGTTCTGACGCTGACCGCAAGTTTGCGGAAGGGATGTATACAGATCGTCGCCAAAAAGCTGGTGATGATTTACAAGACAAGTTCAGTGTAAGAACTTCTGCTGCGAATGCCAGGTTAAAGAACCTTGGCATTGATCCTGCAGGTTACACGAATGTTGTGGGTAAAGAGATGGGTGCTTTGATTGGTGCCCAGATGCAATCTGGTGCTGATCTAGCTAGCCGTATGGCGATGCTGGGGGCGCAGCGTGCCCAGTTGGGAATGGGTCGTGCTAGGTCTGGTATGGCTAAGGAACGTCGGGGGTTTGATCGGAATGCTGCTGACATGCTGTTCCAAGGTTCTCAGCGGTTGTCGTATGAGCTTCAAGATATTGATAAAGCTTTGATGAACCGTCGAATTACTGCTGAACAGGCTAAGTCTGCTGCAGCAGAGGCTGCTTCTGAAGCAAGGCAGCAAGCAAATCGTGCTGCCGCTTTAGGTCCTTCGTTTGGGATTGACCCAGTGACTGCTGCGACTGCATCATCGTTCGATGGCATTTTGAAAGAACTGATTAGCCAGTCGGGTGATATGGGAACAATGATGACAATTACCGAGGGAATGCTTCCCGAGGCTTATGACGGTTTAATAGGCCGACAGTTGTCTTTGAAAGATATCGCTCAGATACTTTCTAACGAAAAGACTCGTGGCGAAACTCAAATGTACTACTAGGAGTTACGGTGTCTATCCCTCCTCCGCCAAGACCCAACAGAGCAGATATGGTGACTGCGTTGAAGCCTTACGCCTTCAACAAGCCCAGTCAGATTTCTACTTCTGCTTTACCTGGGCCTGTTTATAACCAAGCAGCTAAAAAAGATCACGGGATATTCGATATTCCTATTATTGGGCCATTAATTGACTGGATTGATACTCCTCGGGCAATGATTGTTTCGGGTATCAAAGAGTTGGGGGATATAGGGAAAGACGATCAGACTTTTTCTATAAGTGAATGGGTTCAACAATCTCGCGACAACATGCTGATGATGGATGTGTTGCGTGATTGGGAAGTTGATCTTCCTGGGTGGGCTGAATTTGGTCTTGGTTTAACTTTAGACATTGCTGCGGACCCATTGACTTATATGGCTGGGGCAGGTCTTTTGGCTCGTGCTGCTAAACCTGCTGATGTAGCGAATGCTTTACGGAAGGTTGCGAAGCAACCGCAGAATGCGGCTAGGGCAGCAGATATGTTGGCTGCTGCACAGAAGGTTGATCGAACTGGATCTATTCTTTCTGCAGGCAAATATTTGGATGATGTAGGTATTTCGTCTGGTGCCCGTTTCACAATTCCTGGTACTGGCAAAATTGGTCGAACCATTATCGAGAAGCCTTTAAGGACAATATTTCCTGTTATTGGTAGGAAATTAGATGACATGCGTGTTCGCCAGTTGGTTGGCGGTACAGGCAAAGCTGGTCCTGGGGGTTTGTGGAGATGGGGCGATGAAACAGAACGTGCTCTTGATTTAACTAACCCGAACAACTTAAAACTTGTTCGGGCTAGAGTTGCTCAATTACGAGGTGAAGGTCCTGCAGTTGCGGTAAAGGCTGGTTCTAGCGCTGATAAAGCAGCGCAGACGGCTATGCGGATGGCAGTTGAGATGCCTGGGAGTGCCAAGTTGTTGGCAAAGATTCCTGGTAATGCTGCTGTTGTTGGAGTGCTGGCTTCGACCCCTGGAAGGGCTTGGGCTAATGCGGCGGATACAAGGATTGGTGCTGCGTTTGGGAAAGCTTTCAACACGAACGTAGATATAAACAGAATGATTCGTTCTTCTAACATAGAAGAACAGGTCACTGGTCGTTGGATTCAGCGTCTTGCAACGCAAGCAAATGTTAGATCGTCAAGGTTTGCTGCGATGGCAAAGAATGGTGCAACGAATCTTAAACGTGAGATCGAAAATGCAGGTTATGACTTTAATGAAGTGATGTTGGCTGCTGAAAACGAAGTTTCTCATTTGTTTTCGATAGGTAGCAAATATGGGGTTGATCCTGTTGCGGTTGCTTTAAGGAAGAAAGCTCGTGATTATTTAGATAGTTTGCGTCCGCTAGTGGATGAGGCTTTGCCTTATAGCGATGATTTGCCAGAGGTTGTTGGCGAGCTTTATTTGATGCGTGCTCTTGGGCGTGAAGGAGCGGAGCATCTTGATCAGACGGGACGGTTGAAGGGGCGTGTTCCTCAGGCTGTTTTGGATGGCGAAATGGTTATGGGTAGTTCTTTCAGTCGGCGTAATTGGATTACGCCTAAAGGAATGAAAGAGGTCATTACTCAAAACGTTAAAGGTCTTGACGACACAATCGATATTTCTAAGTTGCGTGCCGAGTTGGGGATTGCTGACGATGTAGTTGGTGATGACGAGCTCATTGAGGCTATTACAGAGAGTCTTTATAGGGAAGAGGGATTTAAGATTGTCGGTAGGGACGATCATGTATACACCAACAGGACGCATGTTGGAACGTTTAAGGACATTGAGGCTGGTTCTATTAGGGATCAGCTTTCAAGAATGGGTAAAGAAGCTTATGGTGATGAATGGGTCGATATATTTGATTCTGATTTCACGAAGGCTTTGACTCAGTACATAAGTGATCATGAGCGTTTTATTCGTTCTCAGTATGTGGTTGACGGGTTAGCTCAACGTGGGATTACGGTTCGTGGGGCTAGTGGTCAGTTGTCTCGTAAGGCTGCTGAAAGACTTACGAGGCAGGTAAACCAAGCTGGGCAAAAGCTAACTAAGGCTGAAATTGCTAGAGATAGGGCTGCGGCTGCGAAAGCTAAACAAGCCGATATGGTTGATTACTATACGGGTGAAGCTGGTAAAGCTGGGAGTAAGACTAGCCAAGCGGCAGCGACAAAGGCAGCTACTGAGATAGCTGCTCTTGAAGCTGAGATGGAAACAATCGCTTCGGTTATGCGTGCTATTGCTAATGGTTCGGGTATTGAAGGTTTAAGTAATGATGCTTTGGCTCTTATTAGTCCAGGTGCTCCTTATGATCTTCGGAGAGGTGTTGGATACATAAGTCAGAAGGTTAGGCAAACGGCTGATGAAGTTGCTCGTTTGCATGCTGCTCGTGAAGATGCTGTGGAAATGATCCATACTCTTGACGCCCAAATTAATGATCTTGAAGATTTGTTGAAGCGGATTGAAGCGGTGCAGGGTATTAATCCTGAGCTTCAGGGGTTTATGCCGTTGTTTGATAGTTATAAAGAGATCCAAGACATGGTGAATGTTTTGCGTGAGGGGTTGCGTACCTTTAAGTCCACGTTTGTTAATCGGATGATGGATGATATTACGGTTCGTGCTGCTGACGAGATGGAAGATTTCTTAAATGCTATGTCGGCTGAGGGCATGTTTGATTTTGCTAGGAATGGTAAGCGTCTTGCGAGTGCGGCTCGTAAGGATGAACTGGGCCGTATTTCTAAGCGTTTGGGTGAGATCTTTGGGAATGATCCTCGGTGGAAGAAGTGGCTTGAGGAAATGCCTGAGTTGGTTCAACTTAAGCATTTGATAGAGAATCTTGATGAGGGGGATATGGGGATTCTTGCTCGTCTTGATCGTTATAGGACGGTTAAAGGCGGTAAGGCTCTTGTTGAGGGAGAGTCTCCTATAGGTACGAGCATTGCTGAACTTTTGTCTGATATAGGTGGGGCAGAACGCAGGTTGTTGAATGCGAAGTTGCGTGAGATAGAAGAGATCATGAATCTTGGTCTTGCTAATCAAGGTAGCCGTTCAGCGGATGAAGCTTTGCAAGAAACGTTTGATCTTCTTGGCGCAAAATTTGAAGAGCTTGAAGTGGCTATGAATAGTGCTCAGAAAAAGCTTTTAGCAACTGAAGCTGATCTTTCTCGTTTGCGTAAAACGTGGGAAGGACGGCTAAACGCTACTCGTGCAGAGCTAGAACGTTTGGGTAAAACAGAAGCAGAGATTCTTGAAGCTTTAGGACCTAAACAGTTTGGTGAATTAACTGAAGATCAGTTGTCTCGAATGATGGGGATTATTGGGCAGCAGCAAAGAATCATTGACGAATTGAAGTTAGAAAAGATGCGGTTAATGGATTCGGATAGAACAACTATCCGAATAAGCGCAGCGGATTCTCAACAGGCTGCGGTTAATGAGCTTCGCAAAGTTCGTAACCTTCACAACTTGTCAGATGCTTACGGTGGTCGGTTAAACGACTACATGGTAAACATGATGGGTCTTGGTAACGCCCGAAATGTATCCAATAGAACAAACAATTTGTTGCGTGGATACAGTTTGGTGGGAGGCGCAGGGGAAGGAACAGTAGAACTGTTCTCTGCTGCGGTTCAAGCTGCAGCTAGAACCGCTGATGTTAAAGCGATGAGTGACTTCATGAAGAAGTATTCATCGTTTTTGAACTGGTGGAAAGCTGGAGCGATATCTACTCCTGGGTTTATTTTGAGGAACATGATGGGGGGCATGTGGATTAACAACCAGATTGCTGATGTCCCGATGGGTGTTCATGGCAGAGTGCTTGGCATACGTCGTGCTGCAGCTAAAGCTGCTGCTGATGGTGGACGGCGAGGCGATATTGCTTACGGATTGGAACAGCTTATAGCTGGTGGAAAACCTATCCGTTTGCGAGGCAAACTTGGTGCCCCTCAAGCGCAAGCTGCTGTTCCTGTTGATGAGCTTGAAACGTTCTTGGGCTGGTATCAGACTGGTATGGCTAGCAGTGGTCAGGTGTCGCAAGAAGTTAGGTCTGCGCTTGATGCTATTGGTGGGGGTAAGTCAGGACCTATGGGTGCGTTGAGGTCAGGAACTTTGAATCCGTTCAAAGCTGACTTTGCTCCGTATGCTCAGGTTCGTGCATGGAACCAAGATGCTGAGTTTATGTTGCGTGGCGCTATAGCGCACCACACAACTATGGGTGGGGGAAGCCTTGATGATGCTTTCCAGCTTGTAAATAAGTATCACTTTGATTATGCGAACTTGACGCAAACTGAACGAAGAATGAAGCAGGTTATTCCGTTCTGGACTTGGCAGAAAAACATTTTGCCTGTTCTTATTGAGTCGGTTGGTAAGAAACCAACGGCTTGGGGTCGAATAGGGCAAGTTAAAATGAATCTTGAGCGGCATTCTCCTGAAGAGGGAATGGTTCCTAGTTGGTTTGCGGAAAACATGGGCATGCGTTTACCGTTTACCGCTGGGGGGAATAGAGCTTATGCGTTGCCTGATTTGCCGTTCCGTGATCTTGCTAAATGGTCTAAAGCTTTCGATGATAAAACACCGTGGCGACCTGTTGTGGAAAGTGCGTTTCCTTTATACAAACTTCCTATAGAGATGAAGTTTGGGAAACGATTCTTCCAAGACATTCCGTTTACGGGCAGGTATCAACAGGTTCCTCCTGTTTACGACAAGATTCCTGGTCTTATGCCAGCGCTTGGTGCTTTAGGGTATGCGTCTAAGAACCGTAAAGGTGACTGGAAAACAACTGATAAAACTATTTATTGGTTAGATCAGTTCCACCCTGTTCTTGGTAGGTTGCGGCGTTTGGTCCCCAATGAGCGAGGGAAACAGGAAAGACTTGTTACTACTTATCTTTCTACGATGCTTGGTGCTGGGCTTCGAGTTAATACTCCTTCCTCGAAACGAGGAGAATGGTTAAGGCGGACTCAGGAGATCGCTGAGACTCTCCGCAATAAGAAAGATATAGAGTTCCGTAGAGTCTAGGATTTAGGTATGTCTGAGAAAACAATTATTTCTCGGGATGGGTGGGATGCTCGCCCTCCTAAGAAACCGTTTAGTACTTTGAAGCCTGCCCGAGTGCAGGGCATTGTTCTTCATCACAGTGGTGTGAAGGATGGGCCTAAGGGTTTAGCTGCTTTGAAAGCTTATGAGCGTTTCCATATGGATTCTCGGGGCTGGAACGCTATTGCTTATAACTGGTTGGTTGACGAAGACGGAGTTATTTATGCAGGGCGTGGGCCTGGTGTCATTTCTGGTGCTACTAAGGGTTGGAATTCTCGTACTGAGTCGATTTGTTTTACGGGTTGGGGAGAGATAGAAGCTCCTCAAGCTGCTTTGGAATCTATTAAATGGCTAGTTAATGACATAAATAGTCGTTACGGAGGGAAACTGTGGGTCAAAGGGCATCGAGATTTAGGGAACTCTACGTGCCCTGGGAATTGGTTGTACAACTGGCTGAAGTCAGGGATGCCGTCGCCACTTGGAGATCCCAACAAAGTCGATTGGGACGGAATCAACGCTCATTTGGAGGGCCTGAAAGCGATTGTATCCCATAGTCCGCTATCTAAGCGCAGGCGTAGCCGTGGAGAGGCTGTGAGGGTCGTTCAGGAGCGTTTGAAGGACCTTGGGTATGAGCCTGGGGGTATCGATGGAATATTTGGATACAACACGAAACGTGCAGTGAAGATGTTCCAGGTTAAATACTGTTCTTTTCTCAAGGTCGATGGCATAGTTGGTGCCAGAACTTGGGATGTGTTATTTAGTTAGTGGGCCACTCTCTACACTCTATAGGAGGTCATAAGATGCCTAAAGGAAAAGGTTACGGATCGTTTGCTGATACGTTCGGTGATTCCGATGAACAGCCATATGATTCGTCATCTGTGGACAACATGGCTGATATGGCAGCTAAAGCTAAGGCTGATGCTGCGTATCTTCGTTCAACTGGGCTGGGTAACCAGAACCAGGGCGGTCGTCCGTTCGGAAAATGAAGAAACCAGCGCCTAAGTCAGGTTACAAAAAACCTAAGAAGAGCCGTAAAACGGCTCGTCGTCCTAGTAAGTATTAGAGATGCCCTTAAAGTCGGGTAGTTCCGATGCTGTTATTTCTCAGAATATTGGGAAGCTGATAGCTGAGGGATACGGCAGGGATCAAGCTGCAGCGATTGCTTACGATAAAGCGGAGCGCAGTAAGAAAGGTAAGAAGTGACAGAAGAAACAGCGAAGTCAAAGTTTTCTTGGAGTGATTGGATTGAACGCTCGGTTTGGACAGGCGTTGAGTCTGCGCTTGCTGTGGTCGTCGTTACTGATGTATCAAGTCTTAAAGCTGCGGCTACAGCGTTTGCCGCTGCAGCTATTGCAGCGTTGAAGACCTTAGCTAAGGCACGCCTCGGGCGGTAAGCCGTGGCTGAAGAACCTTTTGATGACCTTTGGGCCAACTGGATGGCCGAAGAGGGTTTAGCTATTGAGGATGAGATTCATCAGACTTTGTTGGCAAGCAAAGGTTTGTTGGATATCGATGATGGGACTCATGCTCAGTGGGTGAATGGAACATTAGGGGTTCTTTTAACATTCGATATTGAAGAGGTTGATTCAATTCTGAATGCTTGGGAAGAAGCTGAGGATGGCAACCTTGTTGCTTTAGCAACTTTGATGCATTGGTTGCAGGGTTTCAGTGGTTTTCTTCAGGCGTGTATGACAAACATTGAAGATATCTAAAAATATAAATTATATTTTTACAATTCTCGGTTTAAGTATTCTTGTACTGCTGGCTGCTGAAGCAAAGTAGTACGCAGTTTTTGTGCTAATTCATCTCTGCGTCTAGCCATAGTTGTTTTCGGTGTGTCCAAAATTATGGCTACAAAACGCAAAGAGAGGCCCACATCAACAAGCATGTGGTAAAGCCACTGCTCGTCTTCTGTGAGCCTCATAAATGTTTCTTGTACTGCGAGAATAAGATTTTCTCGGTTTTGTTCTCGTTCTTCTATAGACCGAAGCGGATCCTCGAAAGGACCCGCTTCCATTAAGCCTTGTATCTCTGATATAGGGGTAGGTCTGTAATGACTTTCTTTTTTTACAATAAGCTTTTTAGGGCTATGTCCCCAGTTGTTACCTTTGGGTTTACTAGTTACGTTTACCCAAGGACGTTGTGGTTGCAGTGAAGGAAAGTTTGCTTTCCTAAGAGCGTCAAAGAGCTTTGCTCCCTCACTCTCCTCATCCACCTGCCCAATGCAGGAACTTTGAATCTATAGAAAAGAAAAGTTTGTCATTATCGAAGTTGCCCACTGGAACATCTTCTGTGTTGATGATCTTCATTAGTTCTTTGTAACTCAAATCTGCATAGGTTTGGCGTGACCGTGACCAAATCCAAAACCACACATCTAACTCAGATGTGTCCCACCATTGTAGCGCACGAATTTTGTTGAACTTAACTTTCCATTTTTCGTCGTAACCCATTCCCATTACCTCAACCAGTCGGGGAAATCCGCTGTTAGATACTTGTATGTAGTCAGGTGTAGCTGCGAAAGTTAAAGGTATTTGGTATAGCTCAAAGCCATCGGGTCGGTCAAAACCGAACCGTTCCCAATTCCGTTCTCGTTTCTCGAACTCGCCTTCAGCTTCTTCACCCATATCTTTATAACGTTCCTCGTAGGAACGTTTATGGAACTCTGGGGCCATCATTTTTTTCTCCCAACTATTCGATAGACCATGATGTCGTCGTCGTAGGCGATGCCGTTTAAGGCATCTTCTACTGCTTTCAGATAATTTGTTGTATCCCCTCGTAGCTTTGTTTCGCTGTCATCAAGCTCAGAGATAGTTATTTGTGTTCGTTTAGATGTGAACACACAGCTAATAGAGATCGGTCCCTCAAACTTGGGGCCGTCATAATGGTTTCTTATGTGTTCTTCGTGTTCCAGTGTGGACTTAGGGGTATACGTTCTCCCACGAGCGAATCGTGGGCGACCCTTTACCTTGGGTTTCCCTGGAACAGTGAACTTATATGAGCGTTTACGCATGGTACCTCGTTGTTTGTGAAGCCTTAGAAACAATGTTTTCTAGTTGTTTCTCTCTGTCTGCTCGGTCAACAAACTTTCCCAGTCTTTCATCTAGCTTTCTCAACCAGTTAAGGGCTGCATCAGCAGAATAATCTTGCCAAAGAAGGCTACTAGCGAAAGCGTACATCGCTTCGGAACGATCTGAGAACTCGGCTTGTTCCCAGATCGTCCTTGCGTTGCCCTTAAAGTCCCCATCTTCTCTATGTCCAGGTTTGTACTGGGGGGCTTTAGGTTCTGTTGCTTCGTAGAAGCGAAGCAACGAGCGAAGTAACCCTGGCGAAGTTCGGTTAGCCCATGCAGCGTCAACAAATTCTTCAAGGGAGAAGAAAGAATCTGTTTTAGATGGGTCGTAAACTTCATGGCGACCAGGGTTACGGCCCTCTGGGTAAGGTAAGCGCAAGCAATTACCCAGAGCGCCTTCGTTCAGTGAGGTCTGTTTCGGATACACCTCTTTAGTTGGTACATCCACTACACGGCAGGCACCAGTTAGACCTTTGCGTGCAACATTTGCAGCGATAGGTTCAGATAGGTACACCCAAACGTGGTATCCCTTGCTCTTTGATGTTTCTTTCCAACTCTTTATATTGGTTTTCTCTAGCAAAGAGATCAGGTTGTCTGCGTGGATGCTGGAGTTTTCCCCATCGTCTAGGTCAACTGCACACCAGTTGACCATCCACACACCATTGCGTTGCCACAGCGGATACACACCGAGAGCTACATCTCCATTCAAATGAGTTTCGATGTGCTGTAGATACTCTTCTCCGTATCCGAGTGCGACGTTGCCGTCTTCTTCTAAGGGATGCACCCAGCTAGTTACATCAGCTAACGCCCCTCCTTCATGGAGGGCCGCGAACCTTTCGAGAGTTATTCCACCCATCGGTCATCCCCAGGAATATCGCTTTCGTAATATTCTCTCACAAGTCCACAGTTCGGGTCCATGTAATAGTCGATAGGTGGGTCTGTCACTTGACATGGTGGCCTCTTGTTCTTGCAAAGATCTAACGATACGGACACTGAGTGGATGCGTCGTTCAGAGTCGGAAAGTTTGGGGTCGTCCCTACGTCTGAAAACGTTTAGTTGGAGAATGGCGTATTCATCGGCATTGAATTTGCCGTCGTCCATGCCTCTGGATGTCCCACGGGTTGAAGCTTTGCCTGACTGGTGGACCAGTCCGACGGGCAGGTTCTCTGTTTCTGCCCATTCCTTCAATCCCTTTAAGACTGTGGATACTCCTTCGTATCCTGATGCGCCAGGAAGCTGTTCAAGGAAGTCAACCATTACGAAGCGTGGCTTATGCTGCCAATAGTCTTCGCATTCCCTCATCGCATTACTCATGTCGTTAAAGGAGAGAGCGTTGGGGAAGATTTTTATTCGGTCCAAGAAACCGTACTTGGCTTCTTGGATTTCGTTTAGAACAGTTTCGTCTTGCGTCCGAAGAGCTTCTTCCACTTCAGCAAGATTTCGTTGATATAGGAGCGCATAAAGTTTGGATACAACCAAGATCTCGGGTTCATCAGGAGTATAGACCACTCCGTAGAAGTCGGGGTCTTCAAGCAGGTTGCGTGCCATTGAGGATAGAAGTACTGCGGATTTGCCGCTGTGTGCTCTGCCTGTTACGACAAGCACATCGCTCGGCCACACTCCTCGCATGCGGCTATCTATATCTTGTAGTCCGAGATGGAAGCAGTCGTGGCTTCCTTTGGCGTATTCGACCCAACGGTCTACTGCCTCGGATGTGGGCTTAAAAAATTTGTACTGTGGCTCTCCCTCGGGGAGATCGATACCCGATAAACGGGCATCGATCTCCTCGGCGGTGAGGGCGACAGCTTCGTCACCCTCACTCATTAGTTGCCCTTATATGCGAACTCTTGGAGTTCGTTTCGTCGGGTCAACCAATCCCATTCGATTGCTTCGTCTGGGGATTCTCCCACTGCTTGGTTCCAGACCTTCAACGGAACATTGCTGTCTCCGTCGTTGACCCAGATACCGACATCACGGGATGTGGTGACTCCGATGTGAGCCAATGCTTCCTTGCTG